GGGGCACGCGCCAGCGAGTTCCGTTTCGTAGGCGAGCGCCCAGTCACGGTCTTCTTCGAGCCATTCCGGCTCGCGTACTGTGATCGCCCGCACCAGCCTGCCCTCGTCGTACTCGAAGGTCGTGACCGTTCGCGGTTCACGACCCAGCAGCTTCGAGCGAGGGATCTGGTAGGTGCGGGCGAGCTTCAGCTCTTGCTGGTGTTGGACAGAATCGCGGAGGCAGCGTACGAGAAAGGGACGTCGCCGCTACCCCCGTTCAGCTCCATGATCGCGTTCCACAAGGTGGACCACTGGCCCTGGGTGATGTGGTCGACGACCTTGCCCGCCTGCGCCTCGGTGATGCCCGGTTTCACACTGCACGCGGCCAGCGCAGCGACCGGGAACGTGTCCCGGTTGAAGTCCGCCGGGGCGTCCTGCTTGCGCGGCTTGTGCTCCTTCACCAGGTCGGACCACGCCTTGCGCGGCAACGCCCTCAGCAGGAACACGCGGACATGCTGCTGCATCTCCGCGCGCAGCGCCTCGATCTCCTCCGCCAGACGGCGCACTTCACCGTCGCCGCCGGCGAGCGAGTCGCTGTCCGGCTTACGACGGGCGATCTCCAGCTCGCGTTCGAGCTCCTCGAACCGCGACTGCATGTCGCCGCGCATGCAGATCGGCACCTCGGTTTCGGGCAGCTTGAGCCCTTCGAGGAAGTCGTCGATGTCCTCGACATACCGCTGCGCCGCCACTACGCCACCACCGCGTCGATGTCGGCATCGGTGTGGTTGAACAGCTTCGAGGAGAACTTCTGCACCTCGTTGAGGGCGGTCTGCTGCTTCTTGCGGATGCCGTTCTGGACGGGGTAGATCTCCGCCTCGTCGCCCGCCACCCACGGCAGCTCGTTGTCCTTGGTCCGGCGCACCGCCAGGATGCCGTCCTGCATCGGCACCAGCGTGTTGTAGGCGACGTCCTCGCCGGAGGCGAGCTTGCGCTTGCACATCAGCTCGATGGAGAACTTCGACGTCCCGGCCCGCTCGGTCTCGGACTTGCTGGCCAGGCTCGTGTTGTCCACGGCGGCCTGGTCGGGCTCGATGCCGAGGCCGTCCTTGAGGATGTACTGCTGAAGGTCGACGCCCGCGTTCAGTTCAGCGGCGGGCGGGTTGGAGATGCTGGACAAGGTGGGCAGGTACGTCACCTTGATCATGCCATCGCCGAGAAGGTCCTCACCGGCCATCGTTTTCCTCCTTGTCCTTCGTGGCGGCCGGGCGCTTGGAGGCGCTCTTGTCCGGCGCGGTTTGCGGCTTCTCTGGGGCGCGTTCGGCAGGCTGGTCGAGGCGCTCGTACGCGCCGGCGAAGTACGGGTATGCGGACTCGCCGACTTTGGTCTCTTGGTTGGTCTCGCGGTGGCGGACCGGGATCATGCGGTTGCCCATCAGCCGATCGCCGCCCACTTCAAGGTCGCGCCGGTCGCCGACCACGTGAGAGTGATCAGGTTCGAATCGGCCGGGTTCCGCATCGACGGCGTCAGCAGCAGGTGGTGGTAGCCGACCGGAATCGTCCACTGCTTGACCGGGTTGGCGACGCCATAGTCCGTGGTGCCGGGCGGATCGACGTCGAGAGTCACTGCACCGGCCGTGGTGTTGTGTACGGCGATCCGCGTGGGCCGGGTGATGCCGGACACCTTGTCGTCGGCCGCGGCGTCGTACATCGTGAGCGCGGCGCCGGCGACGGTGGTCGCCTGTGGTGCGCGGGTGGGCATGGGCTCCTCCAGGGCATGCCAGCAGGCCCGCACACCGGCCGGTGCCCGGGCGTTCTACGGATAGGTCAGGTGACGCGCTCGCAGCGCGCCAGGTACTGCGCGGTGCCGAGCCACAAGCCCGTGCTTTCGTCGTCGCGGCGTACCGGCTGGGAGCCTTCCTGCCGGATAGGCCTGATCCGCCGGCCAGGAACATCGGGCACGTTGGCTCGGGTGATCGTGTCGACTTTCCCGGCGAGCAAGTGCGCCTGGTCGAACGTGGCGCCCACGGATGTGGCCTGCCAGCGCACGTCCATCGGCACGCCGTCGGCCAGCGACCGGTCAGCCGTCGACTCGGCGCCGACGTCGGGGTAGAGCGCCACGTACGGCGGGAGTGTCCCGTCCGGGACACCGCCCAAATGGACGTTGGCCGCGGCCGGGAGTAGCGCGTCGAGCATGTCCCGGACGGCGGTGATGATCCCGTAGGCGTCGGCCGGTTCGGTGCTCACAGCAGGCTCCGGGCGAATTCGTCGACGGCGGCGTTGAACTCCGGCTCGGTTGCGATCGTGGCGCGCTGCCCGTCAAGGTGGGGCGGCTGGGTCGGCCCGCCGTACTCGAAGCCTCTGCCCATGCTGCCTTGCGGGTAGGCGCGGTCGGGGCCGACCTCCCACACCGCGACGCCCGGGTCATAAATCTGCTCGGCTGTGATGCTCTTCGAGTAGTGCTTGCCGTGCCGGCCCGCCGTCTCCTTGGCGTTGTCCCGCCACCGCTTCTTCAGCGCCAGGGCATGCCCCTTGACGAGCGGGTAGGCGCCCTCGGCGGCCCTGCGGGTGCCGTCCTCGATGTATTCGGAGATGGCGAGCAGCTCGGACGCGTCCAGCATGTCGTCAGCCACGTCAACCTCCTACGCCCGATCCTCGATGATCAGCTTTCGGGTGACTGCGGTGCTGGAGTAGTCGACGTCGACGACCTCCAGGGCTCGGCCGACCACCCACGCGTCTGGGGCCGCGGTCATGGTGGCCCGGTCCTTGGGCAGCACCGGCGTTGCTGCCGAATACGGGAGTTTGAGTCGGTAGCGGTGGAGCACGACCTCGCCCTCCCCGTACTCCGCCTCACGCCCAGCCCCGAGCGGCCGAATCTTGCACGGCCCCTCGTACACGGTTGTGTAAACGTCGACCACCTGCAGCGTGTCTGGATCCGTGTAGGTGGCGCCGGTCTTGCGCTCGATGATGCACGCGTCTTCAAAGACCACCTGGGGGACGAGCTCGCGCGCCCCCGCCAGCGCATCCTGTAGGCCCACAGCTACGCCTCCTCCGGCGGGTAGAGCGGCGCAATGGAGAACGCGCCGCCGGTCCCAGCACCGGACACCGCCGCTTCGAGGTTGTCCTGCTCGGTGTCGGTCAGCTGTAGCTCGCCCGACGACACCGCGGCGTCGCGCTGGAAGTCGTAGTCGTCACCGAACCCTTCCCGGAACTTGCCTTCCGGGTTGCGGACGACGCGTGCCACCATGGCGCAGCACACGCCGACAGCGATAGACGGCACCGGAGAGGCTGCGGCCAGGCCGGGCACTCGGGCGCGCATGATGTCGCTCGCGTCGTCCAGCAGCGCGGTGACCCGGGTCTCCTCGGCCGCGGTCAGCGTCCGCTCGAACCGGTCTTTGAACTGCTGCAACGTCGCGAACGCCATCGCCTACTCCTTCGGAGGCTCGGCCGGGTTGCGGGCGGGCGGGTCTGTCTTGCCCTTGGCGGGCTTCGACTCGGTGACCTCGACGACGTCGGGCGCCTTGCGCAGGCGGGCGACCGTCTTGGTGTCGCTGGTCTCGAAGGCGCCGTCGACGAACCTGGCCCACTCGGTCTCGCCGTCGTGCATGATCAGATGCGGGTAACGCTCGCACTCGAACTTCGCCATTGTCGTTGCCCTTCTTACAGAAGGTCCTTGAGGAGGCCGTGCGCCTGCTCGGCGCCGTACCGGAGACCGACCTCGCCGTACAGCTGGTACTTCTCCGAGGCGCCGGTCTTCGCGATCGGCTCGACGAAGAGGCGGCCCTTGCCGGGGATCGGCAGCCAGACCGGGGCGCACTGGTCGAGGTCGACCAGTGCGATCTGGTCGGCGGGCATCCACCGGTCAAGCATCACGCCGTAGGTGCCGAAGTCGGTGACGATCGTGTCCACCGCGACGCCGGCGATGTCGCGCGACATGGGGGCCTGGTTGTAGTAGCCGGACTCGGCGTACACCTTGGTCAGGTTGAGCTTCTGCGCGGACCCGACCAGGAACACCATCCGGTCAGCCCGGCCGATCCCGCCCGCGTCGAACACGGTCTTCACCAGCGAGTCCACGAGCGCCTTGGTGAGGGCGCGGCCGGTGCCGCCGTTGGCGAGCACGTTGGTGGTGATCGCATTCAGAATGCCGCGCGTCTTACGGGCGGTCGCGTTGGTGCCCGGCTTGGCGTACACGCCGGACAGGAAGCTCTTTTCGATGTCGACGGCCATGGCCTTGAGCTCCTGCTCGACCTGCCAGTTCAGCTCGTCGACGATCGGGTTCCGCTCGGCGTTGTTGCTGCCCGCCTTGAGCTGGGTGGCCGCCAGCTTGGTGTAGGTGACCTCGACTGCGGACTGGTGGATCTCCACCACGTTGGTGGCGTTTGCGCGGACACGGCCCTGCCCGGCCGGGGCTGCCGCTCCCTCCACCACGGTGTTGCCGGCGCTGGTGGTGCGCAGGTCGTAGTACTGCCACTCGAACTCGGTGGACTCGGCGTCCATGCCGCCGGTCAGGCCGCCGATCGCGCTGAGGAACGGCGTCTCCGACGGGCTGATGCTGTACAGCTGGCCGGTGTAGTTGGGCAGGTTGAAAGTCGTTGCCTGCCCCGGGGTGATACCCGCCATCGGGTGTACCTCCTGATGTTGTCTCGGGGGTGGAGCCCGGGCGGGCCCCGACTATTTGCTGCCGAGCAGCTGCTGGTTCTTGAGCGCGATCGCCGTACGGACGTCGCCAGCCTTCTCCGCCTCCGCTATGCGCGTGGCGAGATCCGGGGTGCCGCCGGGTTTCGCGCCCTGCGACGGGTCCGGCTTCGGCCCCTTCCGGTCCGGCTCCTTGCCCAGGTGCGGCTTGCGCTTGAGCAGGTCCGCCAAATCGGCCTGGATCTTGCCGCTATCGATCTCGCCGTCGTCGCCGACGTACGCCGCGGTGTCGAGGAACGCGGCGGCATCGGACGGGTCTGCGAAGGTGGCCGCGGCTGCGGCGCGGATCTCCGCGCGCACTGTGCGGTCGATGAGAGCCTGGGCGCGCTGCTCGGCCGCATCGGCGCGGCCGGTCGCCTTCTCCAGGTCGGACTTGGACGCGTCCTCGAACGCCTTGACTCTCTTCTCCAGGTCGCGGGCACGCTTCTCGGCTTCGCGAGCCTTCTGCCGCTCTGCCTCAAGCGCCTTCTTGCCGCCCTCGCCGAGCTGGCCGCCTGTGGACGTGTCCGTCGCGGACGTGTCCTGCCCGGTCTGGCCATCGCCGTCGCCTTGTTCCTGTTTGGTGGTGTCGCTGGTGGTGGTGTCGTCAGCCATCGCGGCTGGCCCTTCTTCGCAGCGCCGCGGCGTCGCACCACGGCGCGGGGTTCCCGCGGCGCGGACCGCCACGGACGTTTCAGGTGATGTAGCCGAACCGGCGCAGCTGCTCCACCGCTGCGTCACGGTTGCCGGCCGCGTCGCGGATGATCTGCGCCGGGGTGAGCCTGGCCTGCCCAGCGGCTCGGCCGCGCCTGCTCGTGCCGGACGTCGTAAACTCGCGGCCGCCGGCCACCGACACGCCACGGCGCGCGTTGACGACCTGGCTGATGTCGCCGCCTGCTCGGATCGCCTCCGCGGCGTCTCGCCCGAAGGCGTCGTCTTGCTGCTGCCGGGTCATGCGGTCGAACACCTGCCGGGGTGTCTCGCCGGGCAGCTGCTCTGTGCCGTTGTGGACGATGGGCAGGTGGTAGCAGTCGCACCGGTCGTGTCGGGCGAACCCCTCTGACCAGGAATATTGGCGGCCTGCCAGGACGATACAGCGGCCGCAGGATGGCAACCTGAGCATGCGGAGGTAGCTGGTGTAGCGGCGGTTGGCCACCATGCCGACGCTGACCGCTGATCGGCCGGCGTCCGGGATTTCGGTGGCGACGATCCGGGTCAGTGACGCGAGCCCGGAGCGTAGCGCGGTCTGGTCGTCGGCGCCGCGTGCCAGGAGCCCGGCCGTGCGCAGCGCTGGCTGCATCAGCAGGCTGGCGAGCGCCCGCCCGTCAGCGGCCACCCCAGCGAACGCCGACGCGACAACCATGGCATCCAGCGGCGCGGTGGCGGCCTGCGCGGCGGCCACCTGGCGCAGGTATGGCATCGCCAGCGTGGCGGCCGCCAGCTGGCCGCGCGTGAGCAGCTGCACAGCGGCCGCGAGGAACTCCATCCACTGCTGGATGACCGTCTCAGCAACGAGGTCCTGCCACAGCTCCTGTGTCTGCTCGGCGGTGACGCGGACAATTTCTTGGCTGGCCTGATAGTGGGCGTCAGCCACCTGCTGCAGCGCCACCACTCACCCCAGCCGGTTGGGTATCGGCGGCCGTCACCGTCTCCTCGGTGATCTCCTCGACGGCCGGTTTGGGGCCGGTGAACGCGGCCAGGTCGCCGGCCATTGCCCGCTCCAGGGAGCGCGCCGCCGCCTCCTTGCGCATACGCATCCGCTCACGCTGGGTCGAGGTGTAGCCGAGGTCCTCCCACGCCTGCTCGTCGTCGATGATCCGGGCCTGGACCTTCTTTACCGCGGCGTCGGCCTTCGCCGCCTCCGTCGGCGTCGAGGCGTCGCGCCAGATCGTCTCCAGACTGCGCGACTTCGGGTTGTCCTCGCCGTCGCGAATCCGCTCGGCCAGCCGCATGACCTGCTCCCAGGAGCCGCCCCACGCCCGCATCTTCCGCTCGGCCCGCTTCACCAGCCGCGCCTCGCTGCTGCGGATCGCGTCCGCGCTGGCGGGGTTCTCCGTCGAGTAGCCGAGGTAGTGCGGCGGCAGCCCGGTCAGCGACGCGACCAGCCGCGCCAGCGAGTTGATCGTCGCGTGGAAGTTGGACAAGTCCGACTCGGGGAACTGACCGGCCGCGATCTCGCTGGGCCCGCGCTCGTTGGCCCACAGACGACCCATCAGCTGCGACCATGTGCTCAGTGGCTTGCCCTCCGCGTCGACGAAGTCTTCTTTGTCGGCGCCGAACACCCACCTGCGCGGGATGGCGTGATACTCGGCCGCGACCATCATGTCGGTGGCCACTTTGCAGGCCGCATCGCTGATCGGGATGATGTCGGCCAACTCCGACACGCCGAGCGGCTCCAGCAGGCGAGGCCGATTCACGAGCGGCACCACCGGGACCATGCCCAGGTTGTGGTCGTCGCGCTCGATGACCTTCCACCCCTCGTTCATGTGGTACTGGATCGTCGAGTTCGGCAACAGCAGCGTGGCGTACTGCTCACGCACCTGGCCGTCCATGGCCGCCTGCGTGTCGTACCACCAGCGCAGCGCCGCCCGCACCCGCCGCGTGGCCGGGTCGATGTCGGCATACATCTGCAGAGGCGACTCCACCGTGATCAGCGGCAGTTCCTTGTCGTCCTTGTTCGCGCCGACGGTGACGAAGCTGCGGCGCATCACCATGGCGTCCACGTGCGCCTGCTGCGACTGCTCGTCCAGGCCGTTCGCCTGCCAGATCTCCCACAGGTTCTTGTCGGCTTCTGAGTCGGAGTCGCGGCGGAAACCCTCGACGTCGATGCGTTCCTCGACGGCGTCGACCACCAGGCGCGGCCAGTTGACGACCACCTTCTGGATTCGGTCGCCCAGCTCGGCGAGGAGCTCAGGGTGCATGTAGGCGAGCGGCTGCGTCCCCTCGTAGTAGGCGTCCAGCGCCTGCAACACGCTCAGCTCGGACTCGTGCTGGCGCTTCAGCCGGGTGAGCCATTCCAGCGGCGGGAGGTCGAGGTCCACCGTCCACCTCCTCAGCCTGTGACGACCATGCGGCCGCTCTTCTTCTTCGGTCGCCTCAGATAGCCGTCCAAACCGATGATGCAGGCGGCGATTCCGTCGATCCGCGCCTGGCTCTTCAGCCGCTCGGGCTTGATCAGTTTGTAGTTGTCCTGGCCGTCGTCCTTCACCTCGACCACGCTGGCCATCCAGCGGGCGACAGGGTGGCCGCCGTGCCGTACCCGACCCGGGCTGGTCTGGTCGCCAGATTTGCCGAGCAGCCGCTGCAGCTCCTTCACGGCAGGGGACTGGCCGAGGAAGGTCTGCGCGACGGGGACGACGTCGACTCCGCGCAGTGCGGCGTCGAGTTCTTGCACCATCTGGCCGGCGAACATCCGGTCGTAGCCGATCCTGGCCATGTCGAGCAGCTTGCAGTCGGCCAGGACGTCGCGCTGCACAGCGGCGTAGTCGATGACGTCGCCCTCTGTCGCCTTCACGTACCCCTCGCGGATCCACCGCGACAGCGGCACCTGTAGCTGGCGTTCGAGTTCCTCGACGCGGTCGCCGGGAGCCCAGAACCGCCAGAACATCTCCAGCTCGACGTCGGGCTGGTCCGACTCGACTCCGATCCACCACGCGGTGAGGTCGGAGACGGCCGACAGGTCGAGGCCGCCCCAGGCGCGCCGGCCCCGCATCGTCTGCAGATCGGTTATGCCGGCGGTCGCGTCCCACGTGCGCAGGTCGATGAGCCGGGACCGGCCGCGCATGCGCCGGTTGAGGTGCAGGCGGCAGAACGTCGGGAAGTACGAGGGCGTGGTGCGGGCCTTGTTGGCCTCTTTGCGCAGGTAGCGCAGGGTCGGCGAGACGCCGAGGCCGGGGTTGGCCTTGCGCCAGGTCTCCTCGGCGAACGGGTCGTCCTCGTCAGCCGCGGCCCAGATCACGCCGTAGTGCGACGGGTCCTCCACGACGTTGCTCGCGCACTTCTGGGTGTACGAGTGCTTCTCGTCATAGATCGTGTCCTCGTCGGCCTCGTCCGCCGTGGTGATGAAAATGATGAGCGGCTGGTCGCGGGCGCCGGTGCCAGTCTCAATCGCGTCGACCAGGTCCCGCTTCTTGTGCACGTGGATCTCGTCGATCACACCGCCGCTGACGTTGAGACCGTGGGCGGCCTCGGCCACCTTCGACAGCGCCCGGAAGACGCCGCCCGTGCGCGGCACCCGGATCACCTCGGCCAGTGCCTCGACCTTGCCGCGCGCCGCCTTCGACGTCAGGCACATCCGCTTGGCGTCCTCGAACACCCGCCCCGCCTGCGGCAGAGAGCCGGCCGCCGCGTACACCTCTGGGCCGGCCTCCCCGTCAGCCAAGAGGAGCACGTTCGCGATGCCCGAGGAGATCGTCGACTTGCCGTTCTTCCGGGGGACCTCGACCCACACCGCGCGGATCACCCGCACGACGCGCTCGATCTCCTCGTCCCAGAACACCCACCCGAACACCGGGGCGATGACCCACACGACCTGCCACGGGTCCAGGCCCTGGCCGAGCACGAACCTCTGCCCGGCCCACCTGCCCTTCGTGTGGCTGAATGCGCCGAGCGCCTTCAGCTTCTTGCGCACCAGCTCGACGTCGAAGTAGGCACCCGGCTGCTGGTCGGCCTGGAACGCCACCACGAGCGGCCGCTTCTCCGCCGCATCCGCGATCTGCGCCCCGGTCAAACCGAGCTCGATCAGCGCCTCGTACGGGACCGGCAAATCGAGGTCAGTCGAAGGGGTCGTCATCATCGTCACCGTCCCCGGGCGGGGAGATGCCCGCGCGGGCCGACGGCGACAGGCCGAGCTCCCGGATGTACACCTTCAGCTGCCCCCGGTACTGCGACACGATCGTGGTCGCGCCGTGCTTCTGCCAGCCCCGCTCGCCCAACATCAGCAGGCCGTCACGCGCCAGCTGGCGCTCGCACTGGTCGATCCTGGCGACCGCGACGCAGTACTCCCGCACCACCGCGGTGTCGAGCTCGGCCAGGCCGGCGCTACGCGTCAGCACCGGCACCACGCGCCGCCACTCCCGCCGGGCGATGTTGCGCGCGCGGACGTTTTCACCGTTGACCACACGATTTGGCGACTTGGGGAACACCTCGGCCCAGTCGGGCTCGACCAGGTCGCCGACGGGGACCACGACGCTGGCCTTGATCGGCCTCTTGCCGGGGTTGCCCTCGCGCACGACCTGCAGGGCGGGCTTCTTGCGGTGCGGATCGGCCATCGAGCACCTCCCGCGCAATCTCGTTCAGCTGCGGCGCCAGCCAGAAAGCTCCCCCGCGGTCTCCCGATCGCCCTCCAGGGGGTCACCCCCACCCCACCGACCTGCGGAAACGCGAGCGGGGACGTTAGCTTCTCGGAGGAGTAGAAGTGGGCGCAAGAGGCAGGCGATCAGTGCCTGTCGTGTCAACCCGGAGGTGCACCATGACTGGTCACACCCACGACATCCGTTGTCCTGAAGGCGGGCACGAAGATCACATCGAGTACATCGAGACCGTGCCGCCTGTCAGGCTGCCCGACTCCTACTCTCCTGT